GTTTGAAACCACGCTTTGCTGACATGAATGAACATGTGAGCTCCTCACTCTTTTCATCAAGAGCCAACAACAACTTTGTGAGATAGTCTTTGCTGCAGATGAACCCAGTTAGTATCATCTAAAGGATAAGCGAGATTTACTTGCTCACCAGTCAATGTGATTTGGTATCTGTTTTTATCAGAACGAGCAGTACCGGCAGCACCATCGATTGTAGATACGAACAATCCGTAGTCATAACCTACCAAGTGACGAGTACCAGCAGCAGTCTCAACGAAAGCAACTATCTCAGCGTTAGGGCTAGATAGGTCTTCGAGAGCATCTCTGTTAGCTTCCGACATCTTAGGTAGTTCGATAGTAATTGTAGGAACAGCAGATACTGATCCGTCAGAAATAGTTTTTACATCAGTAAATGTAGAGAAACCATCTTTTAGGTTAAACTCAATAGAAGAGATTAATGTATCATCATCAAGAGTAGAACCTGTAGGAGTAATAGTAACATCGTCACTAGAAATAGCAATCTTACCTTCTACGGCAGATTTATTCGCTAGGTACACTTTTGTTAATCCTCCCAATGCAATGTCATCACAAGAGTAAGTGATGTCAGTAAGAGTTACGTTACAAGCCATTTATTATTAGGTATTAAAAAGGGAAGGCGAACCTCCCCTTTTGTTATTATTCAGTTATTAAGAAGGGTCAATGTTCGTTATAAGAACAATCTCATCTCCTTTTAGGTAAGAGAAACCTAGCTTAAAGCGACCCCATAAGTATTCGCTGTTTTCTTTAGCTTCGTATTCGCTATCGATAGCAGCTACATCATTGTAGTCATCAGTCAACATAACCAAGTTGCTTGGTGAACAAACAATAATATTATTGTCAGCTAAACTTGCAAGGTGGATAACCTCCATACCGTAGTAAGTAGGGATAGCACCTTTAGCAATACCTTCGCTACTAGACAATGTCATTGACTGAGCAAAGTCTTCAGCCATAGCAATTTGGAATGCTTGGTAAGCCTTAGTACCTAAGAAGTATGCAGGACGGAACTCACGGTCAGCATCGCCATAAACAGCAGATAGCATAACAGCAGACATATCTTCATATGCATCTTGCATTGCATCTAAGATGTTTGATGAACCTATAACAAGTCCTGGCTGACCACTACCTGAAGCATCCCATCTGTCATCCATAATAACATCAGCATCACCTTGCATTTCAGCTAACAATTCAGAACCTGCATAAGTCAATGCTTTTTGAGCTGCTAGTTTTGCGAAGTAATCGAATACCCAGTTACGGAATTCAACATCCATAGTCTCAGGATTGTGTTGTCCTTTTTTCAAAGCTACACCACGGTAAGACTTTTCTAATACAGCTTTACAGTTTTTGAAACCCCAAGAGAAAGTTTCAACACTCATTTCTTTTTCTGTAATAGTAGTTGGAGTAGTGTCTGAAAAAGCACAGTCATCTCCTGTAGTAAATGTTTGTGCGCCAACTTCAAAAATTGGTACGTTTACTTTGGCTTTTACGCCATCGATAAGTGTAAAGCGGTTAAGTACAGCCGCTGATTTTACCATTGCATCGATAAATAAATCTCTGCTACGGTCACCCCATAACGACTCAGTATTCGCTAAATTAGGAGTAGTATTAATAGTATTTGCCATTATATAATGATTTAAAAAAATTTGTTTTACTTAATTTACAAAGTCTTAGTATAAACTTGGAAAATGTTTATTGATAAGACTCACTTTTTCAGGAGTAATAGACTCAAAGTTGATAGTCTTGTCTGTTTCTTCAGCGACAACTTCTTCTGTCTGCTGTGCAGCAAATTGCTCTTCAACTTCTTGTTCGTTTACTTCTTCCTCAGCTTCAAAGTTCTCTTCTACCTCAGCAACCTCTTCAATTACTTCCTCAGTAGCTTCGTACTTCTCGTCTTCTTTCATCTCTTCCTCTTCTTTAGAGTCTTGAGCCATTTCTTCTTCTTCTTCGCCCATCTTGTGCATTTCCGCGATGTGCTTTTGAATCATTTCTACAGCTTTTTCCAGGTCACCGACCTCTGCGAATTTAGCCTCAAAAGATGTCAATGAAGATAGTAGAATCTCGTTTTCAGATTCTAGTGCTTCGATACGCTCTTGGAACTTATTAGTCATTGTCTCAAATTGAGCCTCTAACTTACCAAGCTCCTTAGCAAATGAAAATTCAGTCATTTCTTCTTTATTTGTTGGTGTTATATTAGCTGCAATCTCAATAGAGAAACCATTTATCTCCCCATCCTTGATTGCATTGAATAATTCGTCAGACTCAATCTTAGCCTTTACGAATACGGTTCCGTTTGGTAGGTTGTAACCATAGTCTACAGACTTATCGTTATCACTCTCCTTAGTCCAAACTTCAAGCATCACTACATCGTCAGTATCGTTCTG